GAATGTGATGTACCACAATGCGAAAGTGGCGACAAACAACCTGAAACTGGGAACCTTTGGCGCATTTGATAACGAATGGCATACGCTGGCTTTCCGCTTTGCCGGGAATAACAGCCTGCAGGTGACGCCGGTTATTGATGGTCAGGATGGCACACCGTTCACGCTGACGCAGTCACCGGTCAGTGCCTTTGCGGCGGATAAACTGCATGTGACAGACATTACCAGAGGTGCGACTTACCCGGTACTGATAGACAGCATTGCGGTGGAAGTGAACAGCACAGACACTGCGGCATGATAAAAAAACCGCCATCGACAGGAATGGACGCTGGCGGTGGTGATACCTATGGAGAAAAAATAAAGGAACGATACTTTCGTACTCTGGTTTTTTAATGAAAACAGTTCTTATTGTCAACAATAACGGAAAGAAATTATGACATTTCTGAACCAGTTAATGCTGTACTTCTGTACGGTGGTCTGTGTGCTGTATCTCCTTTCGGGTGGGTACAGGGCCATGCGTGACGTCTGGCGCAGACAGATTGACAAAAGGGCCGCTGAGAAAATCAGCGCCAGTCAGTCAGCCGGAAGCAAACCCGAAGAGCCGCTCATTTAGCGGCAACTTTCTTAATCACACCTTTCGACGAGAAAATCCCATGTCAGAAATTACATCCCTGGTCACTGCTGAGGCAGTGAAGGAAGTCCTGCGCTCTGAAGAAGTCCTGAGTGCACTGAAACAAAAACTTCGCCATAACCTGGAAGCGCGTCTTGATGCAGAGGTTGATGCCATTCTGGATGAGCTGCTTGGTGTACAGGCAGAGCCACCGACTGAAGCGGGAGATACCACCGCAGAGAGCGGTGAAGTTCAGCCTGAATCACCGGTCGCCGATGCGACTGAACCTCAACCCGAATCGGTCATGATGCTGTAACGGGGAGTCAGGGCCATCAGTAAACAGCTGCTGGCCTTTTTCATGTTGTGAGCTTCCGGATTGTGGGAGACGGGGTATGTACCAGATGGAAAAAATCACAACAGGTGTGTCATACACCACGTCAGCGGTGGGAACGGGCTACTGGTTCCTGCAGTTGCTGGACAGGGTTTCCCCGTCTCAGTGGGCGGCAATAGGCGTGCTGGGGAGTCTGCTGTTTGGGCTGCTGACATATCTGACGAACCTGTATTTCAAGATTAAAGAAGACCGGCGTAAGGCGGCACGGGGAGAGTAAGCTGATGAGCAGGAAACTCCGCTATGGTTTATCGGCTGCCGTTCTGGCGCTGATTGCCGCAGGTGCTTCTGCGCCTGAAATCCTCGACCAGTTTCTGGATGAAAAGGAAGGTAACCACACCACGGCATACCGTGATGGTGCGGGTATCTGGACCATCTGTCGTGGTGCCATTCTGGTGGATGGTAAACCTGTCGTTCCGGGCATGAAGTTGTCGAAGGAAAAATGCGACCGGGTTAACGCCATTGAGCGTGATAAGGCGCTGGCATGGGTGGCGAAAAACATCAAAGTGCCACTGACTGACCCCCAGAAAGCGGGTATTGCGTCATTCTGTCCTTACAACATTGGCCCAGGTAAGTGTTTCCCGTCGACGTTTTATAAACGAATTAATGCAGGAGATCGAAAAGGTGCCTGCGAAGCGATTCGCTGGTGGATTAAGGACGGTGGCAGAGACTGCCGTATTCGCTCAAATAACTGTTATGGTCAGGTATCCCGTCGTGACCAGGAGAGCGCTCTGGCGTGCTGGGGAATCGACAGATAAGCAGAATATTTTGCTGAAAAATGACGTTGGCCAGCGCGGGCGGATAACACGAAATCCTGCGAACTGGCAAAATGTAAGTGAATAAAGTTAGGCAGATTATTTCACGCAGAGGCACCGTAATGGTGCCTTTGTCATTTCTGCGCTTCGCACAAGCGTAAATAAACCAAAGAACCTTTCAGGATGAGCCCTGGTGGATAACCGGCAGTGGTCTGGTTAACCCTCTTTGGGCTGGTTATTCCTGTGCGCAGGGTTCATCACTAAAAGGAATCAACCATGAAAGAGATGATTTCTGTCGATCATGAAATATCCATGAGTAGTCTGGATTTTCTGAATAACATTATTAATCCAGCCCGGGCAGAAGCCGGAGAAGTCCCTCATGAACCGCGTAAGTTTCTTGCAAAAATTGAGGATGAGCTAGAGCTTGATGGAACCGGAAAAAAATTCCGGTTAAACAATAACCAAACAAGAACGGCATACTATGATCTGGATTTTGACCAGATGATGCTCGTTGGCATGAGGGAGTCAAAGGCCGTTCGTCGTTCTGTGCTGGCAAGACTCAAAGCGATGCATGGTATTCAGATCCCCCGGACTTTACCTGAGGCGTTGCGATTTGCGGCAAAACTGGCTGAACAGAAAGCAGTGCTGGAAAATCAACTGGCAATAGCAGCGCCGAAGGCTGAATTTGTTGATAACTATGTTGAAGCATCTGGTCTGATGGGATTCCGGGAAGTTGCTAAGTTACTCGGTATCAAAGAAACCGATTTCCGGCTGTTTTTGTTGGAGAACGGAATAATGTATCGCCTCGCTGGAAAAATGACGCCTTACTCGCATCACCTGGATGCGGGGCGGTTTAGCGTGAAAACGGGCGAGGCGGGCAATGGTCATGCTTTTACGCAGGTTAAATTCACCCCAAAAGGTGTTCAGTGGATTGCTGGTCTGCTTGCTGCATGGAGAGCTACCGCAGCATGAAGATGATAAAAACGGACTGGAAATTTTTGCTGGTCTGGCTGATTCCGTTTTTATGGGTGGTTGCCCGGTTAATTACTGCTATTAAGGGGTAAAGATGTCAGACAAACTCATAATGCTGGCGAAGGGCCTTTGTGTAATCGTCGGTATTTCATTTTCACTAATGCTGGTTGTTCTTTTTCTTTCCATAACCTGGATGGCGTTGACTTCGGCAGGGCTGGTGGGGTGAGCATAAACCGAATGCTTTCCGCGTTTACCGTTATTCTGCTGGTGGTCTGTGGTGCGCTTAGTCTGGGGCTGAATCATTACCGCGATAACGTCATCACCTACAAAGCGCAGCGCGATAAAAAAGCCAGAGAGCTGGAGCTGGCAAACGCAACCATTACTGATATGCAGGTGCGCCAGCGCGATGTTGCTGAGCTCGATGCAAAATACTCGAGGGAATTAGCCGATGCGAGAGCTGAAAATGAAACTCTGCGTGCTGATGTTGCCGCTGGTCGTAAGCGCCTGCGGATCAACGCCACCTGCTCCGGTACCGTGCGTGAAGCCACCGGCACCTCCGGCGTGGATAATGCAACCGGCCCCCGACTGGCAGACACCGCTGAACGGGATTATTTCATCCTCAGAGAACGGTTGATGACAATGCAGAAGCAGCTGGAAGGGGCACAGGACTATATCCGCACTCAGTGCCTGAACTAAGTTTTGCTGATACGCCGTATCGTCGCTGTATTCCCTCATTAACAGAGACCGCAGCCCGACAGGGAGACTCCTCTGCGCGAGTGTGCGGGGATAATCAAAAACGATACACACCGGGGTTTACCGCGTTAACGGAGCGCGGCGTTGTCCCCTCATGGTCGCTGGTTCGGTGCGATGGTGGAAGAAACCGGACGATGTGTTACCTCGCAAGACCTGTTATGTCATGTGTCTGATTTGTGATTTAAGTCGGATAATTGTCGTTGCCATTAAGCAGAGGATTGATGGCCGACAGGGTGGCATTGTTAGAATAAGACTTATTCTTATCTGTGCCGGGAATGAAAATGAAAAGAAATCTTCCGTTAATTATTTTGTTGTCTTCTCTGGTTATGGGCTGTACGCAACATAAAACAGATATGCCCCGACAGTTGGTTAAGGCATTACCACAATATCCGGCCTATGCAGCGGCAAATTATATAAAGGGACGGGTTGATGTGAAGTTTGATATTGGTGCTGATGGTACTGTCACCCGAATTGAGTTTATCCGTTCAGAGCCGCACCATCTGTTTGATGAGCAGGTTGTAAAGGCGATGGCAAAATGGCGATTTGAGAAGGACAGGCCGCGTAAAGGCGTGAAGAAAACGTTTATCTTTAGTCCTTCTGCACCCTGATTATTTCATCAGAAATTAATTATCACTCTGTTGTTATTCTGTACATTCCGGCTGGGTAAGTCTTGTTCCGCCGGGTATGAAGATGAAATATTGTTGGAGGACAGTGGGTACCTGCTCCTGTAACCGAACGTTCATTTCTCGTTATTTGTCATGCTGGCCGGACGCAGATGCGTTGCATCTGTTGCCAGCCTTCTCCTGCAGGCTTCAATAACCCACGCTGAAAAGTTACCGGAACCTTTATGTTCAAGGGCGATATTGATCTGTTCAATCATGTGATTGGGGAAACGGATATTGCGGGTTGTGGTTCTGCGGGTCCGGTTTTTCGATGACATATTTATTTCCTTTACTGATTGCCATATGACGGGGATTTTACATGGCTGAGCTTCGTACACTCCAGAGCAGAATCAAAACACTGAATACCCGACGGGTGAATATTCTGAAGGGTGAACAGCGTCGTGTCAGTGGCAGTGCACGTGTTTCCCTCAAGCGTCATATCTGGCTCAGGGATGCCGGGCAGTGCTGTCTCTGTGGTCGTGTGGTTGACCTCTGTGACAGTGAACTCGATCACCGAATTGCACTTCAGTTCGGTGGTGGTAATGAGGAGACGAATCTCTGGACGCTCTGTACCGAATGCCATCGACAAAAGTCTGCTCGTGAAGCGGCGGGTGGTATGCCGGACCCGACGCTGCCGGAGGTGTCCGGAGGTAGTGGCAGAGCGGACGACATCATCGGACTGTAACCCGAGCGGGGGGGTATCATCCGGCGTAAAAAACGATCGCTCCGGACACCGCGCCCCCTCTCA